AATTTTCTCTAAGCCTAACTTAACGCTAGACCACCATTGTCTTAGTTCCTGCGGAGCAATATATCTATACTCCATTAGCCCACCACAATATAGCCATACGTTTTATCTGCCGTGTTGTTAGACCAATGTGTCAGAGTAGCACTTCCTCGTACTTGACTACTAACATATATATTAGTTGAAGCATTAGGAGAAACATAGTTTACCGTAGTAATAACGCTAGGTACTGACGGTCTAGTCGGGTTAGTTCCTGCCGCAAATGTTTCAATCGTTACGCCAGTATCTGTAACTCTCCACATTATCTCAAGATAGTCACCGACAGCTAATTCAATAAAGTAATTTAATGCAGCAATAATATGACTTGGATCGCCAGAACTATGTCGTGCTGGAATACCAAATCGACTATTAGAAGCCGTTATATTTGTTCCATTCTTTCTAAACCACACATCTGCATCTTGGCTGCTATTAGTCGTATTCTTAAACTGAATAGAAAATTGCAAGTCATAAACACCTGCATTTCTGACATTCATCCGTGAACTATTGGATAAATACACTCCATTAGAGTAGTCAGTTGTATTTAATGTAATAGCATACGCAGTCGTAGTATTAGCAGCAGTCTGGTTCGTGCTGTCCTGAAACGCTCCGTAGGGCATCGCATCAGTAAACGCAGCCGCAGATACAGGAGTAAAGAATAAAAGGCTCTCGTTGCCTATACGATCATCAAATAGCGTAGTAGTAGTAGCATTACCTGTTGCTAAAGTAACCGTACCAGTATTGTTCGTCTTACCGTCCATAATCCCACGAACTACCTCAGATACATCACGCGCAGATGCACCAAATACAGGTAACGTGCGAAATTGTACAACTCTAGTCATCTATTACCCTGCTTAACTATCTCAACATCAACACCAACTAATGTTTTCCAGTTAGAACCAGTCGGAGTTACCTTAATCCTATGATAATCACCATTCGACCTCAGAGAACATCTATTCTCAGCATCAGCACTTACAGCCGTTCCGAATTCGATTGTCTCGTTAAGCAAGTCCCTGCTTGCGACTGCGACTGTCGCTGAGCCATTATCAACAATAGGTTTTGCCAATGTAACAATAGATCGTCCAATGTCTATATCTCCACTTACCACATACGCTGATTTAATCGCACCACTAATAACCACAATCTTTTGCTCTCTAACACCCATCGCTAGTAACTGACCACCCGCCCATAAACGAGAATCTAGCGGAATATCTAGTGCATCAATACTCGTATTATAGTTATCTACCTGCTCTAACGTAGCCGAAGGAGTGTAACCATACGAAAGATTATAAATATCTGTCGTTCCGTAACTCCACTTATTCAAATCTATCGAGTAAATCAGCAGGTAACGACCACCAAACGTATTTTTAAAGTTCCAAATAACTAATTTTCTAACAGGGTCAACCGTAGAGCTAACCGCATTGATTAATTGGTCTGGAATAGCGTTTTCAAAGAACCAACGATTAACCTTCTCTAAACCAATGTTCTTAACTGTCTGACCATCGCAAACATAGAATCCATCATCAGATAAGAAATACGTTAATCCACCAAATTGAGCAATAGAACCATTAGAAATACAGCCTAGCGTCCTAGAAATAGCGTCAAACTGAAAGAAATACGGACTTCCTGAGTAACTCATGCGGTAAACAGCACGCTCTAAGAAGATTAAACCGTACTCACCACCCGCAATTCCAGTAACGTCACCGCCATCAGGTATCAATTGCGAGTCAGATTGTGATGCTGTGCTAGGAGTCCAATCAGTTTCATCGTTAATATCTGACCAGTAAACCTTATTCTCCTCACCACCTACGTTAGCAGCTACAACAAAGTCTCGCACTACCGTTACATACTTAGCTGTAGGAGCCGATGCAGATAGGGCTGAGACCGTCGTAGAGCCTCCTAAATCCCACGTTTGCAGTACGTTAGACCCATTAGCCATAATCAGCTTAGAACCGAACTGAGTCACGTCCCAAGCCTCTACAGAGCTATACGAAGTCTTTAACGCATCTAAACTAGCATCGCTAGAATCAAACTTATAAATCGACGTAGCACTAGCAGCAAACAACGAAGAAGCTCCTGCATACTTGCCAGCAAACGCTACTAATAACGTCTCACCACTAGCGTCAGAATAATCAGCAGCCTCACGCAATGGAGCATAGCCGTTAGTAACTGGAAAACAATTAACTGCTTCCATTACTGCACCAGTAACGCCAGGCTGATCTGGCAACCATTCACCGAATACGATTTTCATTGCTTAGTCCACGTAGTAGCTTCATCAGGAACAACCGTCCACTCATAGCCAATAATGTTACCTGTCGCATCTAGCACCGCAGTAGCAATCACCGACGCTGCTCCTGTAGTCACAAACGAGCCTAGTGCTGACATTGTTCCAGTAGCAGTAATAGAACCTGCACCATTAACAATAAAGCTACCTGAAGCCGTTACAGTTGCTAATCCAGTAAAAGATGCAGAACCACGAATCTGATCTACTGGAACCGCCTCAAACGTAGCATTACCAGTAATCGAAGCTGTAGCAAACTTATCCGCTAAAGCAGCCGCAGTAAATGTCGCTATACCACTAAACGACGCAGAATCACCCTCGTACTCTGCATAACCATCTACCCAATAACCAGCAACAACGTAACGATCAGGCTGACTTAAATCGCCCTCACCATAGCCTTGTACCCAGTAATCGTAATCAACGTAATTAGCCATTTAATCCACTTATTTGCTCTGACGTTAACGCCCCAAAATCAGACGAACTAATTGCACTAATTTGCGTAGATTCTAAAATAGGTATATCGGGAACTTCTGGCAAAGAAAACTCAATCCATCGCTCCTCTGACTGACTCCATGAGCAATCAGCCCACGGCTTAGGATCACGAATAACCCAACCCGGCGGATACCACCAGACTACCTCTTTACCTTCAGGACAAGTTGGTTCATCAGGAACCTCAATCCAGCCATCTGTGCCATCTGTCTCAGGCTTAGGTATAGAACCATTTTTAGAATACATAAGTCACCTACTGTAAGGGAAAGGCTGCGGTCGGAACTGAGAAGTTAGCTACGTAGCGAGCATATTTTGTTATGCGAAGGTCGTCTATGTAACCAATATATTGTTGGCTTGAACTATCGCCATCAATACCAACGTTTAAATATGACGTTGCATAATTTGCGCTACTTGTTTGCGTTGTACCAACTTGAGTGCCATTAACAAAACATCTCAATGATGTTCCTGCCCTGCAAATTGCTACGTGATACCAAGTGTTAAGGGTTAAGCCAGCAGAGAAAGTAAAATCAATAGCTGTTCCCGGTCTAGTTACTACAACGCTTGAATCACTTGAAATTGCTATACCAAGTCCACCAGCGCCAGCTCCAACAGAAATAATACTTCCGTAACTTGTACTTGTTGTTTTGTACATCCAAAATTCTACTGTGTAATCGCCAGTTCCAAAACCCCAATTAGAACTAGAAGGAGATTTACAGTATGCGCCAGCAGAAAGAATACTAATAGATGTAGTACCCCACTTCGCCTGTGTCGTGCTTACCTGTGCATTGCCTACAGTCTCTAATACATTCTTAGCAGTAGAGTCGAAGATGCCGGAGTTGGTAAAGTTTGTGAGTAGTGAAGTATTTGTTATTGCAGTTAATGGCGCGGTTGCTGGCGTAAATGCTGCCGTATAAACTGCCGTTCCTTTAACTACTCTAGCACTTGATAAATAGCCTGTTGAGTATTGGCTTCCAGTTGGAGACGCTCCAATACCAACGCTATTAGTTCCACTTGATGCAGTAGCAGATGCTTGTGTAAGAGCAACAGCACCATTTACAAATAATCTAAGATTTGTTCCGTCATACGTTGCAGCTAAATGGTTCCAAGAATTTAATGTGGGTTTTATTGTTCCCGCATAAATAGTTGTGCCATTCCAAAAATATATAAAATCAGATGTATCAGTTCCAACTTCCCATTCAGCAGTTGCCGTTGTTCTTTTTGTTATTAAACTTTTATAAGATGCCCCACCCAAAGCAGTAGGATAGAAAAAACATTCAATAGTCCAACTTCCTGTATTTAATTGCAAAGCAGCGTTATTGGCTACCGTTAAATAATCACCAGTACCATCAAAATACCCACTACCACCTACTACCGCAGTATCGTATGCAGCAGTAGGAGCAAATGGGCTGAAGGCTTGGACGGATGGGTTTCCAGCTACAGTTAAAGCAAATGCGTTTGTGCTGTTGTCTTTGAAACGATTGTCTTGTGATGTAAGTAATGCAGTTCCAGAAATAGCAGTTAATGGAGTTGTTGGTACTGTTATCGTTGAATTAGCTGCTCCATAAACATCTGTACCAGTAACAATTCGAGCATTGCTTATATAACCGGGGAAATAATGTGTTCCTCCAACACCTCCGTCAACGCGCCTACCTATATACAAAGGATTTGAATTTACATTATTAAATGATGTTGTTACGGTTCCTGTAAATACCCTAGTTCCATTTATCCACATTGATAATGTGTTTGATGAATTCCTAGATACTGCAATATGGTTCCACTGATTTGCGGTTAATGTTGTTGATGATTGATATGAATAACTTGCTCCATCATATCTAAAAAATGTTGGTTTTCCACTAAAGTCAAAGTCCATA